TTTTGTTGTTAATACAATAATTTATTGTGCGACATTCGGGTAAACTTGTCGCAGTTGTTTCTATAACTTGTGCCCTTTTTTCCGCTCTCCGGGATGCAAGGCCAGCGAGCAACTGAGCGAAGCCTTGGCCAGCATTATGCGTCACAGAAGTATCTACAGATAAACGGCTTGAGGGCTGCGCGTATCCATGCGCTCTCTCGAGGATCCATGCCTTGGCTTGCCATGACCTCTCACCGGCCGCCTCTATTGATTGTAGCAGGCTTACTTCGTGTTCTCGCCGTGCTTTTTTCACGCGGCGGCCAAACTCTGGCCGCTTTGTAGTCCAACCTTGCACGGTACCGGGATTCATTCCCACCAATTCGGCCGCGCGCTCCAGGGTCAAGCCGGTCCGCACGCCGTCAATTATCTTTCCCGCGATGCTTTCATCGTATGCGGATGGGCGGCCGTTTTTCGCCTTGTCGCTTGGGAGGTTTTCCACGCTTGCAATCTACCATAAAACTTTATTGAAAATAATTGTTGACTATTCCAAGCCGTAGGCAATACTCAAAAAAGCTTGAGGCAATCCGATAGGATACCAAGGGCAAAAGAAAGAAAATTAGGAGGACAAAGAGATGACAAAGAGAACGAAAACATGGAAGATAGGCGAGTACTGCGCGGGTGGAGTCATCCGCGCCAAGTCATGCGGCGAGTTGGTCAAATTAGAGATTCGCGACTACTTCACCGGCGAATTGTTGGATCATTCAGCGTTCGGCAGAATCCATGAGCGGCAGGTTGAAGAATTCTTAACCCAATTCACCACTCCTTATTACTCCGATAATGTTCTCGCGTGGATTAAGCAGAAAGTATGGGGGTTGGCGTGAAGTCTCCGCGCATAGTGGGATATAATGACAAGCCGGCGGAGATGCTTTACCATATTACGGAAAGCAGTAAGAATGAAAAAACCGGCCCCATTCCAGTGTCGACTAGCTCATGGAATACTTGCCCGGATTCATGCCCGCTAAAGGGCCATGGATGCTACGTTGTTGGCCCGATATTCTTTCACTGGCGGGAAGTATCGGAAAACCGGCGCGGCATTCCCCTGGATGCCTTCTGTGATTCAATCAAAAAACTGCCGCGCGGGCAATTGTGGCGGCATAATCAAGCCGGTGACTTGCCCGGTGAGAATCAGGCAATCGACGCGGAAAAGCTTTCCAAGCTTGTCGCTGCGAATGCCGGGCGGCGCGGATATACATATACGCATAAGCCGGTATTGCATTCACAAGGCGGACCCGTCGACGAAAACAGAAAGGCAATTGCGGCCGCGAATCGCGCCGGGTTCACCATTAACTTATCTGCCAATGGATTGGCCCATGCGGATAAGCTTGCCGCACTTAATATCGGACCCGTCACAGCGCTATGCCCGGATGAAGATCCAGTGAATCGATTCACCCCGGAGGGCAGGAAAGTAGTTATCTGCCCGGCTCAAACTCGGGAAGGGGTAAACTGCGCGACGTGCGGATTATGTCAAAAATCAAACCGCTCATGCATTGTCGGATTCTTGCCGCACGGATCGCAGAAAAAGAAAGCTTTAGAGATTGCGAGGGCAAACTCATGACAACGTGGGCAGTTTACAATTCCCAAGGCCAATTTTTTGCGCGATTCATAACGTACCGGCGTGCGCTCGCGTGGGCGATACGCAACGGTATGGAATGGAGTGCGCAGATAATAAAAGAAAAGGAGAACACCAAATGAAAAGAAAGCAGGCGATAGCCTTAAGCATCATCGAAACACTAGCGGAGAAGACGGAAGGCACCGGCTTGCCCTCCGGGCATATGTACGCGGCACTGATGGGCCTAGTTGGCCTCTCAGAATTCCAAGGGATCATCGCGGGCCTGGAACACGTTGGATTGGTCAACGTCTCCGGGCATTACGTGACGGCGACTCCCAAGGCCCGCGCCATGCTGGCGCAAAAGGCGGCAGCGTGAACGGCGCAATCTACTTCGCACACGGACTGATCCTAGGCGGAATCCTTGTCGGCTTCGCCTGGATCGTACTTCGGAAATAAGCTTTCCCTCGTCTCTCCCTTTGGCAAGGGGGGAGGAGAGGTTGAGCCGATAGGTGAGACCTGGTAAACGCAACGCACCCGGTCGCCAATAATAAACGGCAACTTGGCGCATAAATCGGGAGCGTCCTGGCATCCGTAAATAAACGGAAGCCTGACGCATCCTATAAGGAGTTTATAAGAATGACAAAAGAGCAAATAGTAAAAGAGTATCTCGCCAGTATTGGCCGCAAAGGCGGGAGCGTTAAGGGTCCAAGTAAGGCCCGGAAGTTATCGCGGGAGCATTATCAAATGGTATCGCAGAGGCAGCGGGAGCGTTGGGATTCTTGGCGTAAAGAACGGGAGCGTCAGGATAAACGGTAGCTTGGCCTATAAGGGCGTTATAAGAAACGGTACTTCAGCGTCCGATGGAGACGCAGCAGGCTTTATTACCCAAGGATTCTGGTATTTTGCGCTTTATAGCCCGTATCTTTGATTGGTAGGCACCATCTACCTGCTTGCCACCAATCCTCGCTTCTGGAGGCATTTCCGCTCGATTAAACGGTATCCTGGTGCCTTTCTTTACCACTTGCGGCAGCTCCAGTAGCGTGCAGTCATCTTGCTAGGCGGGTTAGAATCGCACCGATGCCTAGCCCGGAAGCTCTTCCTGCGCCCAGGTATGGACTTCTTAATGGTCATCTTGGGGTCACCGAAGCGGATGGTCTTGGATTTGCCACCGCTACAGGCGCGGACCACGAACTTCTTTGACCCGCCAGGAGTCCGGCGTGGGCTGTTGCAGGGTAGGTTTCTAGGGTTCATTGAGTTCCTCCGCCAGGTTCCTAATTCTCTGTTGATGTCTATCCAAAAACTTTGATAGGTCTTCCAGGTCAGCCGTCATCGCATCCATATTGGCCTGGTACACCTCATGGGAGCAGTTGCTTATGACATCCCCAAAGAAGCGGTCTAGCTTACCGATGGTACGATGGAGCCTTGAGTTCTCCAGCACCAGCAGTTCGATGTATTCCCACGCAAGTTCGGTCTTACTTCTTTTCACTGAAGCCACCGCGCTTGGCTTTCATAAGCCTCCAGGTGCGGGGACTAATGGTAGATTTGCTCTTGGGTCGGCTGGTCCCGGCTTTGCGTCGGGCGTTGATGTTGGCGTACAAACCGGGGCGTTTCATTTGGGTAGTATAGCACACCCTTTCCAACCCCCAACCCCACGATTTCAATTACAAAACACTTACGCAAAATTTCTCGATCCAGTTTTCGCCCCACCACCGCAACAAATAATTTCAACCGCCGCAGCAATACCGCAGAAATACCCCTATAAGGGGTATTTCTTGCGGTAGTTGCGGTATGCGGGCAAAAGCCCATTTCTGCGGTACCGCAACTTGAATTGTTGCGGTAGTCCAAAATCTTGCGTAAGTCGCATTTCTGCAAAAACCATTATCAACGACTTACGAAAGCTCGGTGATCTTCCAACCATCCCCATCCTTGGAGATCGTGCCGTCAGATTTTGCGGCAGCAAACAACTCCTGTGCCTTCCGTTGGGAACACCCAACGCAAGCCACAATATGCTCCAGGCAGGCGGTGTACCCACTACCCTTCGGCCAGTCGGGCAGGGCTGGTTCTATGGTCATTTCCTTGCGCCCCCTGCCCGTGTTCTCTGGCCCGTTGGACTCCTCCCAGGCCATCCACTCCTCGGCATGGCGTAGCCATACATGGGTGGCGTACTTGCTGGCGTGTATATCGGTATCGCCCTGGGGCCACGGGATAGCTGCCCGTGTTCCGCGCTTGGGGAACGACAGCTTAAAATGCCCTTCCTTGACCGCCTGAAGGTACACCACGGCTCTTGCCCAGTTGGTTAGCTCACTTGACCCTAACCCAGCGTAGGCGAGGTCGTAGAGCGTTTGCGAGCCACCACCTTCCTTTGGCGGTTTTGGCGTGTGGTGCATTACCATCCATGTAACCCCAGTGGCCACGCTGATTGGGTTTAGGCAGTGGCGCAGGAACATGGTCATGTTCTCCTGGGCAAGGGCATCCCCTCCCATAAAGGATAGGAGCGGATCAATCCAGCATAGGTCCGGGCGGTGTAGCCCAATCAGGGCAGCCGTCATCTTTGCGAAGTCCGGCCCCGTCTTGGTCGTGTCTCTGATGATCGTGACATTGGCAAGCATCAATGAGGACTGCTCCTCGGTCAGGTTCAGCTTCCCCTTGAGGTGTCGAAGCACACCTTGGGCCATCTCCGCGACATCACCCAGATCGTTCTCGGCCTGTACCAACAGGCTTCGTAGCGGCTTCTTTGGCGTGATCCCAAGGAACGGCAGACCGATGGCCCAAGTCATCATCGCTTGCAGGCAGAGCGTTGACTTGCCCAGCCCCGACCCGCCGATCCATACGCATGACCCGCCCTTGCACAACCAGCGATTGCCAAGCAAACAATCACCATCCTCGTCCGCCTTGAATCCAAGGATGTCCTGCCACGGCGTAGGTTGCGGCAGGTTCATCGCCTCCATGTGCGCCCGCCACTCGCTCCACCCTTGCCGCCCGATGTTCGTTGCAAGCAACGCCTGGTGGGCGTTGGCGAGTTTCCTCGGCGCACCGGGGAGGCGCGACAACCTTGAGGCATCCTTGTTCTTTGGGTCGATGTCGAACTGCGCCATCTTGGAGTAGAGGTAAGCCACCCGATCTTCATATTCCTTGGCATCCTTGGCATCCACCTTGACCCAGGCATGAACCGAGCGTGATCCGGAATGGATGACCACCGAGCAGGGCAGTTCCAGTGCGCGGATGACATTCCACTGCTCATCCATCGTGCCGCTGTCGAACTCGACTAGCGCATGACGGAAGGTTTGGACATCCTCAGACTTGCGCGACTCGCCCACGGGATTGATGCAGACATAAGCACCAACATAGCTTTCGGGCAACTCGACCCCGGCATGGAACTGCTTGAGCCAATCCTCGCGGGTCTTGATGGTTCCCTTGCCTGACGGCCTCTCGCTATCGTCCTGGTGGATTGCGCCCACGATGCAGACCCGGTCGCCCTCGTTGAAGGCGGTGAGCAAAAACTTCCTAACATCATCGGCGTGGTGGCTTGGCTTGGGGCATGGTTCAAGCTCGATCCTGACCGGCTCTTGAATCTTGAATGGGTTGAGCGATTCCCCGATGGGTTGGCGGGCGGCCTTGCGGTAGGCTGACTTGATCGCCGCCTCGATCTCGCGGTCCTTTAGTCCACTCGATGTCGCACCCGGCCACAGGCGATCCAAGGCATCACCCTCGGTCACCCCCGCATCGCGCAGTTGTTGTGCGGCCAGAAACAACTCCTGGTTACGCTCGCCCTCCTTGGCTCCGTTGCTGATGAAGTTCTCGGTTCGTTTGGGTAGTCTCAATGTGTCCTCCTTTAAGGAAGGTCTGTTTCATAACCATCCTTTGTTTTCTTTATCCAAATTTTGCAACAAGTTCCGAACTCATCCCACATCATATTGGCTTTAAGATACCTCCATATTCCATCAATAAGGCTTTCGTCTTCTGGCAATTTGTATCTCTTTATATCATCTCCATAACAGAAATCGCACCATATATATGAACACGATTCCATCGTATTGTCCGATGGATGCACGCCGATTGCAACGGGGAATCCAAAGAACTTTTCATCGTTAACTTTCATTTTAGGAAAGTCAAGTATTTCAATGTTTGATTTGATTATTATGCGTTTCATAAAATTATATGCAGGGTGTTAAAAGAGGCGTACACACTAGGAGGACTGCCCGTCCAGGGTTCTCCCCTGACTCTATTCCCCGCATCGTTATTTGGATTTCTCCTCCAACTCCATCGCCTTCCCAGCCGCCTCAACTATATCCTGAGCGGTGATGTTGCGAAGCGCATTGCACCAGTACTGTGTCAAAGGTAGCTTATTCGTCGCATCCTTACACTTGGCCTGCGGCAACCCTCCATGCGGTCGGCACGGAGCGTGCGGACAGGTGTCAGGCTTGAAGACCGACACGTTCTTCGGGTAGAACTGAACTCGATCCTCTGGGTGGTACGATCCCCAAAGCGACACGCAAGCCGTGTCGAGGCCAGCCGCCATGTGGTTCACACTGCTGTCCGGTGCCACGACAAAGTCCGCGTTGGCGATGATCGGGAACAGCGAGCGCACCTGCTTGGTGCAGTTGAACAAGTCGATGACCCTGGGATGATTCACCTCAAAGTTGTTTGAATTGTCCAGCCCGATGATGACCGCATGATGCTTCGGGTACTCTTCGAGCAGGGAGTAAACCGCCTCTTGTCCAAGCTTTGGCGGGTAGGTGCGGGTCGGACCGCTGGACGATACATGGTAGGCGAAGAACGGCGTAGGTAGCGGCCACTTGCCTAGTTCCTTTAGCTCGTTGTGATCGGGGTCAATTAGGTACAGCTTCGGCCTACAATACTTCGCCATCGTCTCCTCGTCCCACACGCCCATCCATTCATAGATCCGTTTGTAGGCGTTGCCTCCGCCCGTACCTAGTTTGGTGTTGCCCACCTGACCTGAGAACAGATCGTCGGTCGGCAGGTGTGCGTCATAACTATCCCACGCCTCCAGTGTGCAGGGAAGCGGGTACAGCTTTGCACCCAGCCCAGCGTAGAGGGTGAGGTTGCGGGCAGGCGCGTAAACATCCACCACCCCGCCGGATTCCTGAACCAGGTAGTTGACGAAGGCGGTAGTGATGATGGCATCACCGATTGCCCCGGCGCGGTACACGGCAGTCGCCCCTCCCGTGGATCTTCCCTTGTAGTACGGCTTGATCTTGTGCGGCACTGGCACGGCATCCTCCCAAAGCGAGCCGGTAAGCTCGTCGGGCAACATATAGGTAGTGCGCGGCCACAGGTTGTTGTCGTCCACCTTGTGAACGGAGTTGGTTTGGTTGGTCCAGATTTTCATTGGTTCTCCATGACTAGGTTGATGTTTCTTATGATTTCCGCCGCAACTTGCGGGACGATGGCGTTGCCCAATCCTTTAAGACGGTGTGTTCGATTGGGTATCCCATGAGCCACTCGACCCACGTTGGGTTCAGTTGGCCAGTTTGACCGTTGTTCTCCTGCACCGTTGCGTCCAAATACCCTTTCTCTAAACGATACTTGTGCGACTTGCTGCCGATTGGCCCAACCCCCTTCCATTCCGCCGCCCGTGGAGTTGGCCAGAACTGACTGTTCTTTGGCTGCACATGATCCCGAAGTTTGTAATGACCCGTGGTTCCCGGCCTCATTTCCATAATCCCGCCCTCTCCATCCGATGCGTGTGGAGTTCGCCAGAATCCAGACCCTGTCTCTTTTGTGGCTGGCATCGACACCGCAAGCTGGAATAATGAGCGATTCGACTTCGTAACCTTCCGCTTCCAAGTCAGTATGCACCTGGTCGAGTGCCATGTTGACGATGCCAGCAACATTCTCACCAATGATCCAAGCTGGCCTTGCTTCGCGTATGACTCTGAGCATTTCCGGCCAGAGATAGCGGTCATCTCCCTTGCCTCGCTGCTTCCCGGCAACACTGAATGGCTGGCAGGGGAATCCGCCTGTGAGAAGAGTGACTCCTGCGTATAGGTCGCCTCGTATTTCCCTGATGTCTTTGTGGCACGGCACGTCCGGCCAGTGCTTTTTGAGGACGGCTTGGGCGTAGGGTTCGTTGTCACAGAAGGCAACAGTTCTATATCCGTTCCACTTGGCGGCAAGCGCAAACCCTCCGATGCCTGAGAAGAGGTCGAGGTGGGTGAGTTCATTCATTTCCCCATCCATCCAGACTTCCAGCCACGAAGCCTTGCGTTTTGAATAGCGTGGCGGTCCACACCATATTCTTTTGATATTTCAGAATCCGTCATCCCGTTCTCCCACATCACCCGCCAGATGGCAAACCTGCGGTTGATGGCGTGCTTGTCCCTGCACCTGTCCTTCTTGATCTCCTCCGGCACCCGGATCTTGACGGGATTACCCATCTTCTCCTGTGCGTCCATGACGCAAAGAAGTTGCGCCGCCATCTTTCGGCTGGCATCGCGGCAGTTGGCCAGCGACTTCTCCAGGGAGTGTACCCTAGATGACAGGATTTGTACCGCCGTCTTTTGTTCCGTCAGTGTGTTCATTCCTTTTCTCCTTCATGATGATCGCCGCCGCGTCAACCTCGGCCAGGATCTCCCTGACCTTGTGCGACTCGGAGTGGCTGACCGTGTCCCGATGGGCGGCCAACTTCCCACGCACCCGCGAGAGAATGTCGGCCACCCATTTCAACTTCTCGCAACTCACCGACTCCGCATCCGAAAACGGCGCGGGCCGGACTTCTTGGGAACGCCAGCCGCACGGAGTGCGATGGCGAGGATCTGCTTCTGGCTGCGCGGCTTTCCGCCCGCACCCTTGGCTGATCCTTTCTTGCGATTGTCGGCCCGCAGTTCGCGGATATTCTTTCCGATGTCTTTGCCTAGTGGCATGGTGACCTCCTTGTTATGCTGTTTCCTCTCCCACCACATCGTCAAACGCCTGCTCTTCGGCGTGGTAGGTTTGTGTTTGTACCCGAAGCCAATCTGGTTTGGCAAGACTTTTATTCCTGGTAAAGGAAGCCTCCCGCCAAAGGATGTTGTTTCCCGGGACACAGGTGATGCGCCCGTTGCAGAGTGCGATGAAGTGATGCGACTTGGTCTGGCTTGGTTCTAGGCTGTACCCATCCCCATACGGCTCTGCGGTGAATAGGTAGCTGCCAGCCATCCAATGCTGGCGCGAAGCGAGCCAGACCCAGCAGTCCAGTTCGCGTAGGTAATCGTATTCGATGGTCGTAAAGCTCCAGCCGAAACAATCCCAACGCTGAGCGTCCCTTAGCTCCCACTTTTGATCTTGTCCGACATGGTCATGCGCGATGGCCGACAGTGGCAGCCCACGATACAGCGCACCACACTGCAACATGACCGTACAGCCCCAAGCCCTGTGCGGGACGCTGGTTAACCCAAACCATACCGCATCCTCCCAGCCGTCCTTCTGGCCACGACTCATCACGGATCGGTCCACCGAGACGTAGAGGTGGCGTGGCAGATTGGCGGCGTGGGTCATTTGTCCAACCACATGGCCATGAGCGTAACGCCAATGGCAAAAAGAATCATGTCGATGGGGGTTATTTCCATTGTGGCCCCGTGATCCATGCGACCAGTGCCCAGCGTGTTCCCCAGATCGGAGCCTTGGCGCGATGCTTCATCCATGCAGGAAAGAACGTGGCCGCACCCTGGGCCTTGCGATGTTCCACCCCATGCCAATCCCCATCCACCTGCAGTCCTCCACCAACATATTCTTCCGGGCGGGACAGGTTGATGACCATCGTCAGCTTGCGGTCGGAGCCATCGAAGGTATCAAAGTGCCACTTGAACCACTGGCCGGGGCGGTAGCGAAGAACCTGAAGGTTCTGCATATCCATCACGTCAAATCTAAAGTGCGCCGTGTTTACCTCGTCGGTGACGGCGGCCACATAGTCATAGATCCACCGAAAGTGCGGAGACTTGGGCAACCAGCAAGAGGCGCAGGTTCGGGTCAACGACCTGACATGGCTACCGTCTTTGGCCATGACCGGCGCACGTTTCATTCCGATAACGCCAGCATCCTGGCGAAGCATCTCGCACTGCGAGCGGGTCAGGACTTGCGGGACCGTGACCGCCGTGAGGATCTTTTGCTTAAAACTTTTTTTAGTTTCTTGAGCGTCCATGTGTCTTCTCCTTTCGCAAAATTCTCCAGTGCCTTTGTCATGGCATATCTGAACAATGCAGGTTTGTCATTTTCAATCAGGTGTATCGCGTGCGCCGCAATCAGGTCAAGCGTTTTGTCATCCACGTCAAAGTCCATCTCGACCATGCTCACCTTGCGATCCCCAAGAAAAGTTATTTGTCCCAGTTTTTCCATTGCGACCTTTCCTGTTTCAGCTTGTCCCATACCCACAGGACAAAGCCTACCGCACCTCCAAGGAGGCTGACTGCGATCCCAAGGGCGATGAAGAGTGCGACTCCGTGGATGAGAATTTCGATCCCCAGTTTAGTGTATTCCATTTGTTTCTCCTTTCGATGACGCGGTTGAGGGTGCGCTGGTCGATGTCAACACCGGCAACTTTGCACCAGAATAGGACCGTTCCATCCCTGAAGTCGGAGACAAGTTCCTCGACGGAACCAGGCTCGGAATACTCGTAGCAATCCTTAAGTTTACAGTCTTGGTAACCGGTGATCCTCGTTCCATCCAACACACCTCTCCTCTGTAAAAGGCGTATGTCCTGAATGGCGCGAATGACGATCTCTCCGGCCAGTTGGCGGATGCGTTCATCCTCGTCCCACTTGGTTAGTTGCGTCGAGACCATTTCTTTTTCATCTTTCCAGAACGCTCCCGGCACCACAGGGCGTACATATTCCAAAGTTCAGCCGCATCTCTGGCCTTGTCCTTGGTATCAAACACATCTGTGATCGGCGGCAACCCGTTGGGCGGCTCCGACCCCCACAGGCGTGGACCAATGGGGTTTCCGAACAGGGTTTGCAGGATGTATTTGCCATCACGCTCGACCACCTTCACCGGAGTCATCTCCCCATCTCCTTCCACTTGGCATCGTCCTCCTCAATCGTCTTGGCCAGCTTGTCCAGATCCGCGCTCTGGCCTGCGTAGTGGATGATCTGTGCGTCCTTGTGGCGATCCAACCCGAAGTGTGACTCTACGCTGGTCATGCAGTTGTAGGCTGGGTCAAGATCGGGCAACGGGATGTTCCACAGATGAAGCATGATGTTCATCCAGGTCTGCTCGGCAAAATGGTTCGGGAACAGCCCAAGCGGAGGTAACGACAACACTCCGATTACCTTTGAGGATATGACAAAGACTCCGGTGTTGACGTAGAACTTCGGCTTGATCGTTGCACCATAGGTTTCGGCCAGCTTGACCATGTCATTCTTGCGGTCCAAAAATATCCCTTCATTCAAAGCCGAGAATACCACAGCGTCGGTGGTAATGTCCGGGCAGTCCTGCGCGATCAAGACATCGCAGTCAAAAAAGGTGACCACATCGTAACCACGGCTGGCCATGATGTTCCCGATGGCCGACTTGGTGTATTGGGGCGGTTCTGCCAGCGGTTTCTCCATCGAGATATAATCCTGCCCATGGCGCTCGCAGTAGTCTTTCATGCGCGGTTGGGTAAGCTCGCGGATCTTTGCCCAGCCTTCGCCAAAGGATTGAGTGACTACAGCCTTCTTCATTTCTTAACATCTTTCAGGTCCACCCAAGCCTCGAGCGGCAAGCCCGCTCCGACAAAGCACACCTGCTGCTCCTTCTTCTCCTTTTCATTCATGGCGTACAATGCCCAGCCGCCATCCACTTTCTCGCAGCGGGTAAACTTCATGCCCGCTCCATCAGGATCTCGTCGGCTTCCTCCATGAGCAGTTCCTCGGCAAACGTGACCAGGTCTTGCTCCGGCTCGGTCACCTTGTTGCCGTCCAAAAGAATGTCCAGCTTCTCGACCTGCATCTCGCACGGGCAATCACACCAGACGTGTTCGCGGTGTCCCATCGGCCCCAGGTCCACCTTCTCGGTTTGATAGCTGACATCTCCAAGAGCAGATGCCTCCTTCCCGTCCCAAATAAACCTGACCTCAACGCTCTCCAGTTTTTTCATAGTCGTGGTACTTCCTTTTTTACTTGCGCCCAGACGAACAAGGCACGAACAACCGCCCGCTCCAGGTGGTCGGTTGCCGTCTCCCCGTTATTGTCAGGGCATGGTGTTGATCTTTGTAGTTGCATCATTGCCGTGGCCAGATGGCGTATGGCGCGGGCAATATGATAATCGTGAATCGGTCGGTCAAGCTCAAACCATTGTCCATAGGCGGACTTGTCCGATCCTTTGCCCATAACCCGCCAGACAATATCCTCGGCGGCTTTGCCCATGTCCTCGATGGTCGGCGGGTTCATAACTTCATCCCTGGTGGGACATATTGCTTGGACCAAGACCAGACCTTGAGCATTGCGCTAAAGGCGATGCCAGCCTGATAGAGTTCCTCCTCGTCCCACACATGGTGCCGGATGGATTCCGGGTCGTTGGACGCCAGCACCACCGACACGCACGCAGCCTTGGGGTTCTCCGAGGCGATGCGATATGCCCAAAGCTGGGCGCAGTCGGTGTCGTAGAACGGATCGTACTTGGGGTTTACCTTGCGGTTCTTCAGGTCGATGATGGCGTCGCCAATTCCTGACATCCGCACATAGGCGTCGCACCGCCCAGCGTAACCAGCACCGACAAGGGCTTTTTCGCACCAGTAGGTCTTTTCAATGTTTGCATCGGCCCACTTCTTAAAGGTTTTGATGTAGGGCTGGAGGTCTTCGTCTTTGCAGGTAGGACGTCCCATAAGGATATTTTCTGCCTGCTCATGCATGCGAGTTCCATGCTCTGCCGCCTTTCTTGTTTGCTCCTTGCTGTCCTCCACCACCCTTCTGGCGTATTCATCCAATGATTCATCGTCCCTTTTTGGCAGGGTCAACGCTGATTCTATCGCAACGGAAATGCGCCATGATGTAAGCTGCGGCTTATCCATGATCCCAAGCACGCTGGTGACCGATGGAAGCAATCCCAGCTTGCGGGCATCCGCAACCGTGGTGTTTCTTTCGTTGCCGTTTTTACCGATGATTACATGGGCTGACTCGCCATCCTCGGTGTACCAATGCCCGCTCTGGTCCGTTTGGACCAGGCGGGATTGGCTAGGCTCTTTCTGTGTGAGAGTAAGAGCCACTGGATTAGAATGGTACTTGGTCGCCGGTTTCGGCAGCCCTTTCCTGCGGTGCCGAAGACGCACCACCGGCAAGCTCCTTGCTGGAGCGGATCTTTTCCTGCAACCACTCTGGCAATTCGCCAAACTGGCCACCTGTTCCCTGCTCGATCTCGTAGAACACTTGGCCATTCTGCGTGTTCGTCGGTGCCTTCATGCCCTTTGGCAGTTTGGCCATACCTTGAATCGCGCAGTACTGCCGTCCGGCTTGGCTGGTCTTGTGAACCAATGTAAGCAGGCAGGCTTTGCCCAAGAGGTTCTTGAGGCTAAAGGACGCAAGCTCCTTTGATGTAAACGCCTGACCACGCCACTGCTCAAGCAGTTTGCGGAGGGTCGCACGCTCTCCGAGACTGCGAGTCAGTTCGATGGAAACGACCATTGGCTTGGTAACCTTGGTGGTCTTGCCGTTCTCCACTACCTCGCCTTCGATGACTTGGTCGGGCAACTCAAATGCCAGACGCAGTTTCGGGGTCCACTTGTCCTCGCCGTCCCAGGTAACCTTCTGGGTTCCGAGATCGACTAGGCTGAAAAGAACGCCTGTGGTTGCTCCGGCTTCGGGCAACTGGCGTTCCGTGTTCTTGCTGGTTTCGCTGAGTGTTAGTGCCATGTTATTATGTTTCCTTTCAGTGTATTTTGTTTGGGTTTATTGGGGTTGAAGGCATCACAAATCCTTGGGCTACGGTTGTTGCTACAGGAGCAGTGTGGACAACGTCAATGGTAAAGTTTGGAGGAGCTATGTGGCGGGCGATCTCGCATAAGTCATCGGCCTCGACGATGGCCAGCCACTTCTTCTCACCGTTGCGCCGAAAGAACACCGCCGGGATCTTCCCCTCGGGCGCATCGCCCTTGGCCTGTGCCATCCATTGTTCAGGCTTGATCTGCTGGCATCGTTTAACCTCGCAGTGGAATGGGAAGTTCGCACAGACGACATCTCCCGATCCGCCTTCCGGGTCACCTGCATACTGCTGGGTGCGCCGCGCTTTCTGCCATCCCTGTTCGCGGAGGTATGACGCAAACTCCCGTTCGCCCGCCGCGCCTTTTCTGCGTGAATTTATTGCCATAAAAGCTCGATGGTAACATCGCTGTCAAGCGACCCCTGTAATGCTAAGACGGGTCTGGCTTTTTCGCACTTCTTGGAAAACTCGGCCATCGCTCTCTGCGTGACCGTAAATGTAGAATTGTTTCCTTCGCAACAAGCCGCGCCCAGCACCATTCCAAGCAGTATCTTTTGAGAGTAGGCATCCATGCTGGAGAGCAGGATCTTGTGGTCACCGGGCAGATACATGACCCGATTGTGGGGCCATGCCCATGTGCGTCAATACTTATTTTCTGGCTTTTATGTCTTCCTCAAAACAGCCCAACAACCCGGCACCCGTCATCTTTTTGGCCACCTGCGGATGTTTGCGTAGCCAATCGGCGGCCTCCTCAATGGTATATACATTTTGTATATACTTCTCGAAGATCCGCCACGCTTCTTTGGGGCTTAAAGATCGCTTAAGATTCGCCATGATGACCCTGTCTTTGGGTAAAGCTTCTTTGTCGGTCCCTTGCAGTCGGACGGTCTCAACACCCAGAACAAGTCCTCGTCCATCGACCAGCACACAATGTAGTCAACCTTTTCCTTGGTGTATTTGGATTTTCCATCGCACCCCGCGCTGGTCATAAAGCGGTAATAAAGTTTGTCGCCCTCCGGCTTGGTCGTTGTCTTGATCTGGATTCGGTTGAATTTTCCGTTCTTTTCGGCCACCAGGTCGTAGCCCACAAAGTCCTCCATCGGGGTCAACACCGAATACCCGTTGCGGAACAAGGCTCCAGCCACCCTGGCCACCCCTACGGCTCCTATTTGGCGGTTGCTTAATTTCATGGTTGACAACCTTGGCGCGGGTACCCTACTTTTTACTTAAATGAAAGCAACACTAATTTTGATGGCTCTACTGGTGGCAGGGGTGAGGGCAGATGACCTTGATGATTATGTGGCCGCAGTTTATGGCGGAAATGGTGATTTTGTGAGGGTTGGAAGCACTTATGTTGGAAGTCACGACATTATCACAAGGGCCGGAAGTGCTTATGTGTCCTCTTGCGGAATTGCCACCAAGGCTGGAAGCACATATATCAGCGAGGATAATGAGACAGTCGTTAAGGCCGGAAGTGCGTTTGTTTCAAATAACGACATTATTGTAAATGCTGGGGATGCGTATTTTGGCGGCAATGGTATAAGCTATAAAACTGGATTTTTCTTGTCTAAACCATAGCTATCCTGCCATCCCGAACAGGGAAAATCTGTTTCTAATCCTGTTTTCAAGACCCTGCAAAAACTTGCGTCTTTCAGGATTGGATTGCGCTCTTGCGTACTCGTCCTTAAGCTGGGCGTTGCTTGCCGCCTGCATAAGCGACCTAGGCTGAACTTCTTGAATGGCTTTAAGGGTTTGTGGTCCAAGCCTTCCGTCCACGGCCACACTGATTCCAAGGTCATTTAATCCCTGCTGGATGTATTTTGTCGCACCACCTGCACCACGATTAAAAGCCATATCCTGAACAAATGCCTTCATTTCATCAGGCATCTTGTCAACAATTGGAGCCGTATATTTTCTTATGTATTTTGCGGCTTCGATTTCGCGTTGTTCTGGTGGCAACCCAGCAAGCCTTCTTGCCTCGCCAGGATGATATCTATCGTTAATCCCAGCAACTTCATAAGTTCCACCCATATCTCCGGATGGAAGCTTATAGACGGCGACATTGCCAAGCTTATCTCGCCTTGCCTCAAGGTTTACGGTTTGCAGGGCAGCTGGCAAAAGCGGGTCAAGTTCATTTTGATATTGTTCTGTTTTCATGGGAGATATTTCCTGCTGTATTTCCATCCTTTTGCTTGGAGCCGATGGCTCAATTTGTTTTCTTACCGCAACATCCCTTACCCTATCTTCAATTTGCCCAAATCCAGCACTCCTTCCAACAGATCCCGATATGTCAAACTTAGCCATTATTTGCCAAGTCCTCTGACCATCTCTTCCCTCTGAAGCATTGCGGCAATTTCAGCCAAATCCGGATCATTTTCATCCTTTGCGATTGCATTAAGATTGGCAATTGCACCCGGTATTGCATCCATTGGTATTTTTGAATTTTCAGCAAGCCATTTAACGTATCTTGGGTTTGTAAAGGCTTTTGCCGATGCCCTTGAAATTGCGGAAGCTGAAAGCAATCCGGTCAGAAGCATGTACTGGCCTCCGGTAATAGCAGTTGCAATGACCGCAAGCGAAGCAGGCGTAATACCTGCCGCAGCCGTTCCAGATGGATTTGCCAGAACCCTAGAACCCTCGCGTATCTTGGAAGCGGTCTGAGCAATCTTGTCGAGATTCTTCCTGTAATCAGTGCCAAACCTGTCAAAAAGTATTTTCTTGGCATCGGGACTCAGCCTATTCCAGTTTGTAAGAAATCTTTCGGAGCTAAACACATCCCCAAGCTCGTCCTGTTGCCCTGGGAGTGCCTTGCCCATCTTGGCGATATATGCCGAAGCAACAGCCTTCTGCTCCGGTTTTGGTATGCTTTGCATGATTGCCCGGAGCCTTGTTGCGCCAAGCTCGCTTCCCTCAAAAGCCGCCCGGTAAATCTTTTCAGGCTCATTTTTGTCTATAAAGCCCTGAAGTTTTTCAGCCCTACCATGCAATGCCTTTGTATATTTGTTTGCACGGCTCAATGCCGTAATTGCATCGGCACCGGATTCCTTGGCCGCTTCTTTTAAGTCTTCCGAAAGTGCTCCATAAATTCTTTTGTAAACACCCTGGGGCACGTTTGACAGCAGATTAACCGAAGAAAGCTTTTCACCGATGCTTGACCTTAACCCCTTTAGGGCTGAAAATGGTATATCCCCTTGTGCGTTGAGAAGATCTGATTCAAGGTCTCTTTTAAGATTGGCTATCTCTTGGCTGATAATAAGCTGATTTCTAGACAAGGCTGGCGCACCCTCAATGGGTCTGGATAATTCCTCAAGAACGGCGTATGTGTTCTTTGCCTTTACCGGCTTAAACTTTGGAATTGCCTCATCAAGTCTGTTGTAAAGACCTGATTCAATCGCCCTTGCCCTTGGCAGAAACACATCCTGAACCCCTCTTTGTATTCCGGCACCAGCAACGGTAGGCTCTTTGACTGTTGAAAGCTTTCCAGCCATTTCCTCTACACGCTTCCCAATTTCCTGCTGTTGTCTGATGGCTTTTTCCCTCATTACCCCAATAGATCCAGGTATTCTGCCTACCGAACTTTCCAGACCCTGAATCAATGTTTTGCCGGTTGCCTGACCTGCGGATGGCGTTGTTCCGGCCGCGGCAAATGTCTCTATATTCCTCCTAATTTCATCTGGAGTTGCTCCAGCCCTTCCAATCTGTCTTGCCGCAACCCCCGAAGCTGGGGCAATGGCCGGAGCCAATCCGCCTGCAATACCGGCAACCGTCTGCCCAACCGGACCTGCGCCAGCTTCCTCGGCAAGCGAAGATGCCACTCCGCTCGTTATACCGGAAATGGCCTGCATTGCAGGTCTCTCTGTAAGAGTTTTTCCAATTCCACGGATAACCGGAGAAACGGCCTTTTCGGCAAGTTTCCCCACACTGGCTGGACCAATCATTCCAGTACTCGTCTCGATGACCCGTTCGGCCATGCGTTCCCTGGCTGTGGCCGGCCTCGGGAGACCTATATCCGTCTTGATTTCCTCAAGAATATCGTTAAGGGGTTTTCCCTGTCCGGTCAGGGATGAATAAATTCTTGACCCAATATCCGTAAGAAAACCCGCTGTTGCCCCGGCTGCCGCACCTGGGACTGCCCCAACCCCGCCAATCATTGATCCAATTCCAGCACCCGCCAATGCACCAAGCGTTGTTGGGCTTGTAATTGCCCTTGTTGCAAGACCAGCCTGCCTTCCAATATATTCCCCAGTATCAGCCGGAGATACGGCTTGCCTGGCCTCAGAATAGTCTTGAATTACCTGTTGGACAATCTGGTCCTGCTGGTCTTCTTGAAGACCATCTGGAACCTCGATTTTGCCAATTCCCTCAATTTCAATAAAAGCCATTATTTAGCCCGTATTCCACGACCCGTTGTTGGATCAATAATGTATTTTCCAATTACCCCGCCAGTTGATGGCTGCCCTGGCGCGCCCTGCGTGGCATCTTCTGATACTCCGATTTGCAATGATTTTGGAATCTCAAAGCCAGCTTCTTGATATGCCTGAAGTTTGTCTAGGTACTCCTTCCTTCGCTGGGCTGTAAATGTTTCAAGTCTTTGACCAAAATCCCCTGAATATGGATTACCAATTTCCTGTAAAAATCTTTCGGCCTCGGATGGAGTTACGGCCGCGCCAGCCCTTGCCTTTAGGATCTGATTCCTTACGCCAGAAAATGCTTGATTCATCTCTGTGAAGCTCGGGCTTTTTCCGATGGCCGCAAGACCTGCCTGAATCGGGGCATCAATTATTCCGTAGAGATTTGGTTTTGCCTTCTCAACGGCCTTGGTTCCAAGATCAACAAGATTCTTATATTCCACAAGCTCTTCTGCCTGCTTGATTGGAAGCTTTTTGAAGTTGTCTTTTACGTTCTTAAATTGAATATCACGCACTGCCTCAAGCGCTGAGGCCGTGTACATGTCGCCATTTTGCTTGGCTTGGTCAATTTGTTGGTTGACCGCTGCAAGCCTTTGCGCGCTCATCTGAGTCCTGCGACCAAGAATTTCATTTACCTGGTCTTCTGGAATTACAGTTGGAACCTGACCAAGACCCTCAACTTGCCTTGTTCCGCCAAGTTCTCCAAGTCTTGCATAGGCAGCGGCCTTTCGCCCAATACTTGCCTGTGGAGATTCCATAGCCATAAGCTCCGCATCAATCGCCCTTGCCCTTGCCTCTGGGTCTTCCTTCAATAGGCTTGCCTCAAGGCTTTTTGCCTGTAATTCCCTTACCCGTTCATCCAAAGCCCTCTGGCGATCCTCCTGTTCGTATATCTTTTGTTGCCATGGCAACGGAAACAATGGTCTGCCTTGTGCCATTATGCACCTCCAAGTTCAAGTATTTTCGAGTCCATCCACCTGCGGATGATTGCCTTTATTTTCGGCTTGTTGCGAATTGATTCCGCAATTTTTTCTCCATGCTTGATGTAATAATTCCTAAGATTATCGGACGCTTTTGTAAGAATCCATTCTCTAAATCTCATCCATTTTGGATTTTCAGCACCATAAACCTCTCTGGCAACCCAGCAAATAAGGCCAAATGGAGCAACCTTGCCAAGTATGTCAGCACCGCCACCAGCAAATGCGGCAAACTCCTGTCCTGGGCTTCTGTAGGATTGTGCAATCGCACCGACCTGCGCCCCATAAGTTTTCGCCTGATAATCAGCCATCGTTCCATAAACATTCGCCGCATTGCTGGCCAACTGAACAGGAATTGCAGGGTTGGCGGTTTGATAAAATTGTTGTGGCATACCCTGAGTCTGGAATTGCCCAGGCAACGCTTGGTTGGCCTGAATGTATTGCTGGGCGGCTAGGTTCTGCTGGCCGAGGCGTTGCTGGGCTAGATTGGCCAAGGACGGACCACCGGCCAAGAAGCCGGAAGCCGCACCAAGGCGTTGCTGGGTCAGCCCCTCGCGAAGCGCGAGGTCACGTGCGGCGGCGGCTCCAGTTGTCTCGCCGGATGCAAGGAACTGCTGGGCGGCACCATACCTGGCAAGCTTGCGCTGCTCGCCAGCCGCACCAAGTTGCGCGGCTTCCTGCACTGCCGGTCCAAGACCGAAGATGTTTCCACGGGCGGTCTGGGCGGCACGGATGGCCTGTTCGTAGCCACGCCGTTCCTCGGCTCCCAAGGTCGAGCCAAGGCGAAGCTGGTTGAGTGCTTCCTGCTCGATGGTCTGGCGAAGTTGTTCAGTCTGCGGAGTCGTGGTTGCAGGCAATTCCTGTGTGACAAGATTGCGGTACTGCTGGCCAAGACCCTTGGCGGTTTCGTAAGCCTGCGGGTCAATCTGGCGAAGCTGGTCGGAGGCACGCTCCTCGGGCAGTTTGACAAACTCACGGAAGGATGTGATTTCACGCAAGCCTTCGGTGGAGTCGGGCGTGACGGGCTTGTAGTTCTTGATTTGATCGTTGGCCTTGGTCACCGCACCCTGCACGCTGGCAAGGTCGGAGGTCAACTGGTCGATGGAAACCTGCGCCGAAGTGCGGCGTGGATCACCAGCCGGGAGACCTGCAAGAAGCTGATTGGCGGCCTGAAGACGGCTTTGAATTCCGGCAATCTGCGCCGCGCCATCCTCGGCAATCATGTTGAGGCGGTTTAGGCGGGTGTTATTGTAGTCATCGACAATCTGCTGGTCGGAGACCTGAAAGTTCAGCCGGGTGCCAAGATCGCTGGCGGCGTAGTTCCTGTCACCGCCAAGGGCGGCCACGGCCTGATTAAATGCACTGATGTTGGCTGGCGACCTTACCCCGCCGGTGATTCCCGCAATCTGTTCGGCTAGGGTGTTATAGGTCATGTTTTGGGAGAGTTGATCTTTATATTGCTTCTCAAGATCGGCAACGGATTGCTTGGTCTTTTTGGATGCGGCATTGATGGCGTCAGATACTTTTGTGAATTCGTAATCTTTAACCTTTGCGTCAAATGCTTTTGCCTGTTCGTTTGCGCTTTTTATTGCATTACCGTAATTAGCCTTTCTCTTCATTTCGGCAGTAATATTTAAGCTAAATCCCGGTAACTCCTCAACTTCGCCAGCCTCGTTGACGCGGTATCTTGTCTGGCGCGAAATCGAAGTATCACGTTCCCGCACACTGCCAGCAAAGAAGGCGTTCATGCGTCCGCCTACTCCCATAACCCTGTTTAAGATAAGGCGTGCTTCGCGCTCTTGAGGTGCAAGTCCTAAAAACATCAGATTTCTCCAGCCCTAAATTTTTCAGTCGTCTTTTTCTGGGCCTCAATGTTTCTTGCCAGAACATCGGCAACATCGGTCGTGTACGCAGGTGCGGCAATCGGCTGGGTGATTCCAGCCGTGTAATTGACAGGGCCAACACCGCCGCCAAAGGCAACCTGTGGCTCTACCGAGCCGTAAGGGCTTACGCCGTAGGTACGTTCAAACTGGCGGGTCATCTGATCTCCAAGCGCACGGTTAAGGGCAAAAGCCTGCGGGCTATATTCATACTGGCGACGTAAACCTTCCAGGGTACGTTGACCTCCATATTGACGCTCAAGTTGCAGGCCGGTCTGAACCTGGGCAAGCTGGTCAGCCGCAGACAACTGGCGTTCCAGTTGACGCTGTTCGGGCATATACTTGATCCGAAGGGCATTTTCCAAGGCCGCAATGTCAGGAGCCTTTTCAACATAGGTCTCCAGCGAAGAACGATAAAATAGGGCATTTGCCTGCGCCGCCTTTAGGGGATCTGGCGGAGGAGGAGGTGCCGGAATGGATGGTCCGCCTCCCATGTTAGTTCATAGCCTTTCGCATAAAATTGTAGTAGTCGTACTCCTTATATACGCCGTTGCGCTTAAACGTGATCCTCCTGCGCGGACCAAAACGATCCCAAAGGATCGACAGCAGGCACTTCAGAGCCTTGCGACTCAAGGTGTTACTTTTACCATCAATCGAGGTCACGGTCAAGTCCACGAACACCCTGTCACCATCCTCGTTATGTGCATAATGGTCAGCCTCTTGTCCAATGTCAAGACACCTTGCAACGGCCACCCCGGCCACCTGGTCGCCATCCTTGGCTACCCCAACTAGCCCCCGCTCCTGGTGCCAGTTAAACCATTCCCTGAAATTGGGCCACATGGACTCAGGCACGCCGGAAGCCTCGATATATTCAACCGCCGTCACAGGGTCTTTTGCACCTCGATGGTGTCCGGGTTGGCGGCAGCCGTGATCTGGCGGATGGCCATCTTGTTCGCCGTGCTGGTAATCTTGATGTTCAACAACCTCCATTTCTCGTATGCCCGAAGGTCGCTGGCAATCCTTTTCTTTACAGATGATGGCAACTGGGCTGGCAAGACAAACGGCAGGGTCAATACCGCGCTTGAAATGTTTAGGTTGGGCTGAACGTCAATATCCCCAACATCGGTGTCACGCTGAATGGAGATGGTGGCATCGGTTGAAAATGAATCGTCAAAAACAACCTCAAAATGACTTCCATGCTTCTCTGCAAATGGGTCGCCAAAGTTGAAGTCTTTGGTACGCACATAGGATTCATAGTCAACGCCCGCATCCTGGTAGTCGGCCGTGGTTACCTGGGCAGGTGTCTTGTACCCGCTGTACTTCTGGATCTGCCCTGTGGTCGATTTCTTCATCAACCGCAATCCCTCATCTTGGAAGTTGGTCAGGGCAAACTGCATGACATTTGGTGTCCAGGTACCCTCAAACGCACCCAGCACGGTATTGTAAACAATGAGCGTGTCATTGAAGTCATTGGAACCTGTTGGCACGGCAAGGAAGTACCTGTTGTCGTAAAAGGCAGCCGTGCTGATGCCAATCTCGGCGGTGTTGATTTCCTGAATGACATCCTTGATAACCTCGGAAATAGGTAGTCCAACGGATGTGAAGTCGTCGGCGGCAGACCTGACCAGCGAGCGGATTCCATCGTCGGAAAGAAAGAAGATGTCGGAACTTACCTGCACGGCAGAACCTTCGGCCACGCAACCTGTATTGTTGGAAATAAGCTCGACCACCCAATCCGCCGCCGTGTTCATGTCCGGCGGGATGGTGATCTGGAATATGCGCCGTTTTTTGAATACGATGATTCGGTTCTGGTAATACGGAACAATGGAGATGATTTCATCGCCGTCATCGGCGTTGACCACGATGCTGTTGGCCGAATCCCAGATGGATGCGTCAAGAATGTCGGACGCATAGAGAGTGTTTCTTGCCGATCCAGATCCAACCGCAAACAGGCGGTTGCCTGTGTTAATCAAAAGACGCAGATTGAGGGGAGGAGGGCTGACGGTTGCCGTGGCCGTGGCACCAACCCCATCACCAATGATCGTGACGGTCGGTGCGGTTGAGTAACCAGATCCACCATCAACCACGGTTACTCCGGTAACCGCTCCGCCTGCCACCGTGGTAACAAGCGTGGGAAGTTGCCCACCCCAATCCGGCCCGGTCACAATGGCGGTTGCGCTTGTATACCCGGTTCCGCCCGTGGATACCGTGATCGCCCTTACCTTGCCAGCCTGCCGTGTGGCAACAACGCCATCGTAATAATAAAGCGGGCCATCGGCATCGGCCATGTACATCTTGTCATTAAACTGGGCCATGCTGACCTTGACATCATAATCGGTTGAAAATCCGTCAGCCCATTGCTGGTTCTCGTTATCCCATGTGCGTGTTGCACCTGTGAAGCTGTTCCATATTTCATCAGCCGGATGCAGGTCGGCATTTCCGTTTGAGTCGATGGTGTAAAGCCTCCCCTGCGTAACCGAGACAAGCCTCTCGATGGCCGCCGTGTCGTAATAACGCATCCCGCCAATTGAGCCTTCCTGGCTTGTTGCCGTCGTGCTGAAGCTTGTCACGCCACGGCGAGTCTCAAGACTGCCCTTGGGTGAAAGGGTCATGTTGACCAATTGCTGAACCTGATTCTCGGCCAACAGGTCTGATTGCAGACCGCTGGCCTGACCACCCGCAAAACTGCGGATGCCGTCAAACGCCAGCAGGTCGTCGAGGTTGTCCGAGTAGTATGGCATTAGGCTGCGGTGATTTCTTCGATGGTAAGCTCGCCAAGCTGAACCGGGCTAATCTGCTTGATGCCGCCAACCTGGCTGAGTTCATAGTTGGCCATCGCCGCAAGGTCTGCATTGGCGGTCTGAACAACCGATTGGGCCTTGGCATACTGCCGCTCGCGCTCCAGGGCATCGGCATGGGTCAAGGCAAGCACGACATGATGGACATGGGGAAGCTTGAGTTCGTCATCCAATGCCTGCGTGCTTGGCGGAAAATCCACCACATAATTGTTTCGGGTAAGGCATTTCAGCTTTTCCACCACGCGAAGTGCAATGGTTCCAGCCGTATCAAGGCGCGGGTATAGGTCAAGTTGTGCGATGCCGGAAGTGTTCCGCCCGGTAAAATGATAGACCTGCGGGTCGCCAGTGCGGGTTTCCTCAAGCAGGTCAGCGTCTTGGCTGACGATGGTGGCTAGGTCAATCGGTTCAACCTCGTTTTTGTCATAGGCAACAGACAGGGGTGTCTCAACATTTGAGCCAAGGGTAACCGTGCGTCCGGTTCCAACCGAATAGGTTGACGATGTGACCGTTTCCCGCCAAGGGGCAAAGTTCCAGACCCGGCGGTAGTTGAGGCTGGCGGCCTTTTGGAGGAAGGTCAGCGTGTCGGAGTCGGTCTTACCGACCTTCTCACCTGCGTATTGGGCGATTTCAGACAGGGTCATTTACAGGCTCCTCCGGGGTGGGTTCAGGTTCGGGCAGAGGCTCGGTGTTAAACCGCTCGTAAACCTCACCGTCAACCTCTTCATTATACGCTCCAGTAACCCGATGTCCACTCGGCACGGAGCCGGGATGGTAAGGCTTGACCCCAATCTCGGCCAACTGCTCCTTGCTCCAGCACCAGAAGATGCTGGCCGGATGGTTGACATCGCCAATGCGGATGCCTTGGGGTTGACGGATGATGTTGTTTTCAGATGTGATCCACATAGTTACTCCTTATCTGGCTCTTGCGTATTTGAACGGTGACTCTGCAAAGGCGGCGAAGATGTAGGTTCCGCCAGATGCGTTACTTCCAAGCATTGTTCCCCTGCCCTTAAATCCATTTGAAAGAATATCTAGCCAAGAAAATGATGAGTCTTCCGCAACTGCCGACTCTGGATTAAGCTGAGAATTTGTGATGTTAGAGGTATTTCTTGCTGTATCTAAAACAATCCATCCGTTTGTAGTATCCGTTCTTTTCACCATCACCCACCTCGGCCTAAAACCGCACCACACAAACGGCCCGTCAGCCGACCCGTTGCCAGTATAGCTTCCAAACTTGCTGAAGCCTTCGACTTCGGAGAAGAGGTAGGCAATGTAGGTATCGTTGTTTGCGTTGACGGCGGCATTTGTTCCAACTGAGAACACGCTGGATGTGGGGCTGGTTGAGTTCCAGTAATCGGCTCCAGTAGCGGCGGCGGCAGTTGAGTTGAGAAGAAGATATTGGGTGTTTGCTAGGGACGAATGATAAACAGGCCACCCCTGATCCGCTCCTGCCGTGGTACGAGCCTTGACAACAATCATCTTCGGGACCACGCCTAAACCATGAGCAATGGTGCGGTTGGCCCCGTTGCCCGTGTAGCTGACAATATCTACACCATCAGTTGCCGCCTCGTCCCAAGCCCACGCAACGTAGGTGGCGGCGTTGGTATTGATCTTGGCAAGTGTGCCAATGCTGAAACCATCAGAATTAAATGCGGTTAAGCCTTGAGTTTGGGTAGTTTCGTCAGTTGTCAGGTTTGATCCCAAATCTCGCTGAACTCCCCTGACCGAATCATAAATCGCATGGTCTGTCGCCCCACTCCGTCCCTTGATCCACACAAGGTCAGGCGAGAAGCCAAGGCCAGTAATGCTTCTGGCCGATCCGTTGCCTGTGTAGGTGACGACATCCATTGCAGAGCTTGGCTTCCTGATGGTCGGAGTCGGCAAATTGGTGGTGCAGAGAGCCTTGAAGCCAGTTGGGGCGGTGTAGGCGAAGGGGCGTTGGCCGAAGTTGAGTGAAACAGAATTTGCGGCATTATTCCCAACAGCAGGACAAAATGTACCACTTAGGCCAGAAAATGCTGTTCCTTGTGATATATTATTTTTGTAGAAAACAAGAGTTCCATTATCCATATCAGCAAGGACTCCAATAATATCTCCAGCTGTAAATGTATTACCATAAGAAGAACCTGCATTATTATTAAATTTTTTTCCGTCGTTACCCTGATATCCATAACCATTAGATGTGTTGCCAACAAAAACAGTAGATGGCAAAGTTTCTTGTAGAACAATTCCAACCATTCCAATCCCAGAATTTATAGTATTTTCCCAATACCATTTTCCGCTATTAAATGAAAAAGTTCCCTTTCCTATTGTTCCAGAAACACCAGAATTTGATGTATCTAGGTTACCGTTAGAAAGCGTGATTGAAGCACCTTTATCTACTGCGTTTATTGTACAATAATTCCCCCTCACCTCCCCGCCAACACCAGTATCCGTCCCGTAGTTGGTCGGGCTATCCACAAGGCTGTCATTCCCAGCCCCAGCCGTGACGGAGAAGTTGTTGGGAGTCCAGTTATTTCCGTTCCCGCTTGAGTCCTTGCCTAGCGTGGTTGCGGTGGTTCCGCTGTTGTCGGCGAACTTGAGATAGAACCCATTCGTCCCATACGTCCCGCTGTACGCCTTGGCCTTCCACCGACCCGTAATGGCATCGGTTTCGCCAAAGGACGATGGGGTCAGGGCTTGGCCGTCGATGAAATTGATTTCGGTGAGGTAGCCATCAAAAAAAGATGCTCCGTACCCAATCCTATGTTCAAGAGCCAAATTTACCCCATAATCAGTATTTAATGTTGGATCTGATGATGTGACAAAAGATGTAACCTCAGATCCATTTACATATATTTTAATCCTATTTGACCCAGTTGCTTGCGTTGTATCAAAAGCAACAACAATATGATACCAAGAAGACACATCCCTAAAAACCTGATTAGTAGTTCTAAAATTTGTATTATATCCATTTACTGAAAAATAATCCGCATTTAATGTTGTTCCAAATCTTATATCAAAATATGTTAAATCAGATGTTCCAGATGGGTTTGCTATAAAAATACTTCTATTTTGAGATCCAAGTAATCCCCTCTTTACCCACCCACTCCAAGTCCAAATTTTACGATTCCCAGCACTCGCAGGCGTTCTATTCAAATACGCCGAATCAGCCGAATTGAACCGCAGGCTCCTCTCAATGCGGTAGGTGTCGTTGTCGCCTTGCGCTCCAAGCAGGCCGTTTGGATGGACGGGCCAAGGCATTGGATGTTACGAGAAGTTCTGGCTTGCTACGCCGTAGAGAAGCGTGCCGTTGGAAACAAAGGAAAGAACGTCAACCTGGGCGGAACCGGTGGATAGCACCGGGGCCGATCCCCCGGGGAACTTGTAGGCGGTTGAGAAAGATAGAGTATTTGAGCCGCCAGTGCCTTGAGTAACAATAAGCACATAGGTCGCGCCTGCCTGCGGATTAGTGGGCGTGTTCATGGTTGAGTTGGTTGTAACCGTAAGCGTGGCAACCTGGT